AGACTTAGTAAATCATCCAAAGCATTACACGTCACACCCATCAGGCGTGGAATGTATTCAAGTTACCGAGCATATGGGATTTAACCTTGGCAATGCTATGAAATACATATGGCGTGCCGATGAAAAAGGCAACGCAGTCGAAGACTTACGCAAAGCGGTTTGGTATATAAACCGTGAAATAGCGAAGCGGATCAAAGTTTAAACATGGCTACTAAAGCGGAGAAAGAGCGGTATGGGAAAGTTGCAAGGCTTGGATGCATCCTCTGTTGGCATATTGGATACGAAGGAACACCAGCAGAATTGCATCACATTAGAAGAGCTGGTAGACGAGACAATGCTCCTGTTATCCCGCTATGTCCTGAACACCACCGAGGAAATACTGGTATTCACGGACTTGGACGCAAAGCATTTGAAGCGAAGTATGAGTTATCTGAGGAGGACTTATCCGTATTCACGGAACATCTCCTAACGAATTCCTAGTGTATTTGCCGCTTTAACACCTTGCTGGGCAATGATGTTGTACTGTGCCGTTAGTTTATTGATAAGCTCTCTACGCTCTTCAGGTGTTCTACTGTCATCACCTTTAATAATTTCAATCTGTCTGCGAACCTTGGTCATGTTCTCGCTAAACTTTCTAAGGGTTGGTGCAGAGGCGATGAGCATCTTCTTCTCCTCGTCCTCCACCATTTCTCTAGCCTCTTCCAAGCGACCTGAGTTCTTCAGTTCGTTAAATCCTTGAGCGGTACGGTTGGCGGTTTGTTGGATGTCGTAGAAGTTAGCCACTGCTTTATCTGCGTTAGGATCAGTCATAAACGCTTTAAAGAATGGCTGTTTCTCTAAGTTTTTAGCAGCTTGTTTATCGCTTACAAAACCCATTACTGTTTCTGGAAGCCAATTAATAAAAAATGTACCAGCTTCAGCAAAGTAACCTTGTACTAAATTATCAATTTTGGATGGGGATAGACCGACAAATCCAAGTCCAGCCCCGCTGAGGAACTTAGCCGTTTCACTAGCGTTACGCCCACGCATTTCTACAGGCAGTCTAGATTCGCCAATACTCTCTACTGGGTTACCAGTAAAGAAGGAGTAGTTAACAATCGTCTCTAAGGCAGGCTTAATAGCTTGTGGGACTGGCACACCGCCTGTTGGCAGGTTATGCAACAAGCCGTCTTTATAGGCTTTAATCATCTCTTTGCCCGTGTCATTGCCGTAGGCATAACGTACGGCTACCTCTGGCACGATCTTAAACAAGAATCCAACCTCGTATGGCACGGCAACCTTGAGGAATCCATCTCCAGTGGGGTTCTTAATTAGCCAATTGTTATCTTTAACGTAGTTAGGTTGCTTTTGATACTCTTCATCGTCTTGCATCAGCATAGCGTAGGCAAACGAAGCACCAAACATTAACGCAGCTCGCTGTTTAAACAGCTTCTTAGCTGCTGCTTTCTCCGAAGCGGGGAGGTTGTAGCCTGTAGCGGCACGGTATACAGTATCCAAAGACGTGATGGATGCCGACAAGAATGGAATCATTTGACGAGCCGCATTCAAAATCTTGGAGTTTCCGTGTACTAGGAAGTTAATCGCCTCACGAGACTTCATAACGGCATAATTAACTGCCTCTTCCTCGGTCATGCCCTTTTCCAAAGCAGACTGTTTTTCCTTCTTAAAGATAGCCACACGGGTTGCCGCATCAGAAGCTTCATGCATCTGCATAAGTTTATGGAACGCCTTCTGAACGTTGCCCTGATTGACTTTTTCCGTGCCGACTTGATCAAGGAATGTATAAAGATCAAGGGTGCTGTCGTACTGTCCAATGACACCACGGGAGGCAAGAATCTTAGCCTCTTCCGAGTTCTTACGTAGGATGTTGATGTATTCCTTAGCAGAGTGGAATGGAGTTACGATACCGCCATTGGCTACGATGCTGGCATGGATTGGATCACGGATTAACTGACGGATCCAGAACATAGGGTTTAACAACGCACCCGCACGGAGGATGTTGGTAGCCCCGCCAAAGAACTTTAAGACAGGTCCGATTTCATAATGCATGGACTCAAAGGCGGCAAGGTCAGTAGCGTTATCTACAATAGCGTGAACCACGCCTTTGTCATCTGCTAATCGATTGGTTGGATCCTTATAGCGTAGGTTAATGCCTTGAGCATTAGGATTACCTACTTCTTTGCCATTAACCATTTTAAATGGAATTCTGGCAGCCTCAGCATCAATTAACTGAGTAACAGCGACTTTGCGAACTTGATTTTGGTAAGCACCAGCCAGCATAGATGCGTATTGTTTATCAATGTTTTCCCAAATGTTGCGTTTTAATGGCACGGGATCACCATTTTCATCTAAAACAACCTTACCGCTCTTATCCCGTAAGTATTCAGCACCCTCTAGTTTTTGCACTTTAGGGGTAGACTTTAGACCAGACGCAGTAAAGCCTAGCTGACTCTCCATCATGGTCTCTAAGTCGGTATTAGAAGCCGCTAAAGAGACGTAGAACTTCTTGGAACGGTAAGTGTCAGCCTCTGCCTTGCTAAACAGTCCTACGCTCTCCCAGAGGTTGATAAGCCCCGTATTAACCTTTTTCCAGATGTCAAAGATTTCTTGCATTTCTGGAACGTTCTTTAACTGTTGCTCTGCCCAGTCAATCTGAGCCTGAGTTACTTGTTTCTCACGATTTCTATTCTCGCCAGTCTTTGCGTTATGAACACGATCTTCTTCCATAATCTCTTTGCCACGCAAGGCACGAGCCACTTCAGCCACAAAGCCACGACCGCTTAACTCAGAACCTTTGACATAGTAGTTTTCGTTTAAACGGTCAGCCAGTATCCGACTGTTTGCTAAGTTGTTAACATCGTCTATTTCAATGATGAGGGAGCCGTCTGAATTAACAACTGGGATACCAGTTTGCAAACCGTTGCGGATTAGGTTAATGGTTTGAGCTTTAGCTCTTGTCAACAGGTCAGCACGTAATACTCCGTCTTTATAAATCTCTTGGTCTTGTAAGCTTCTTGCCAAGCCAGAGTTAGGATCTATAAAGGCAATACGAGTCTTGATCCGCTCTTCAGGGTCTTTAAACATCTTAAAGATACTGGTAATTGTGTCGGTAAGCGTTTTACCGTAAGAATCAACTTGTTCTAGTTTGGTATGACTCTCTGGAGCAACGTTAAAGGAAAAGCGTATGTCCTTGGATTCTTTGGTAGGGGCAACGTTAAACGCAGACTTGATCTGGCTGGAGTCATAGACCGCAAGGTTCTTTTGACCGCCTTCAAATACGTAAAAAGCATCAAAACCAGCTTTTTTAATTGCACTTTGAGTACGTTGATTTTCAATTTGCTTCCAATTTCCGTTTTTAATAAAAGATATATCACTTGGATCAAGCAAATTTAAATCTTCTAGTTCTTTGATATTTTGTGGATTTTCATAATCAAATGGTTTATTTGCATAAACATACACAGGAATGATATTGGCACGGCTAGGCAATTGCTCTTTCAATAATCTGGTCATCTCTTCTTCTGGTAGATCACCGCTTTTCTTAGCACGTTTATCAGCTTCTTTTGCAAGCTTTTGTAACTCTTCGCTAGACAGTCTGTCTTTTAATTCTTTAACCATGTAGTATTCGCTGGCATCAGTAAAGTCTTCAGCAAATTTTGCAGTAGGCGATAAGAAAATAGCGTTAGCTTGCTTAGGTTTAAACTCCGTAATGTCACGGGCAGTGCCGTGATACATAATTTTTGGAGTGCCATTCTCATCAACAATTTTGGACTCGCCCTCTATGCGGTTCATAAAGGCATCAACCTCTGGGGTATCAGGGGCTTTTAGACTGTAACGAATGTCAGGTGATTCTGTGGGTCTTTGATTAAATACAGATTTAATCTGATTTGGTTTAAAGGCTACAGCAGTAATAATATGTCCACCATATGGACTAGTAAATATAACGCCATCGTAACCTTGAGCCATTAATTTATCTTTATTAAAACGATCTCCCGCTGGAAGAACTTCATATGCAGGATTTTTTAATGACAAATATGCTGGAATAATTCTTCCACCTTCTTGTCCAGCAATAAATGTGTTGTATGGCTCGTTACTAAAGAAAGATCCTGTCCCTCCATAAGAGGATCTATTTGTATCAAACACACTAAAATCATCTTCTGCTTTTGTTGAATGATACATAAGCAAAGGATTGCCATCCTCATCTACAACCTTGCTGTCTTTAAAGAACCGTTTAAACTCTGGAGTATCTGGCGCACGTAAAGACATCTTTTTCTTGAGAGATAAAGTGCCTTTGGTTGGCTCTCTATCTGCCTCTGCCTCTATTTGATTTGGGTTAAGAACACGCTTTACCCTAACTCCAACAGGCTTAGGCTCAACACGACCTTCTTTGCTGGCTTGAACCAGAATGCCACGTTGTTTCTCTTCAAACTTCTTAGCTTCTGGCGGTTGTATATTCTTGCCAGACCAAGCGGCATTGCCGTACTTGATAGGAATTCTGGCATCACTGTACATACTCTGCACTTCGTAATGATCCGCTAGTTGTTTGACAAACATGGCATCGTCAGTCAGTGGGTCGTAAAGAACCAACTGAGGTCCGCTGCGGTATACCCGTTTAAACCGCTTGCCAAGATTT